TGGACTACGACCGGCGCCGCCGCCGGGACGCTGGCGGACGGGGTGGTGGTTGGACAATTGAAGAAAATTCAATTGATTGTAGACGTCGGTGATTTGACTTTGACCCCGGCTACACTTCAGGGCGGGACCACGATTGTATTCGCTGACGCCGGCGATTACGCGCTATTGCGGTGGGCAACCGCCGGCTGGCGAGCGATCGAACTAGGCAACGACGCCGACGGCGCCACTGCCCCGGTTTTGGCATAGGCTAAAAAATGACCCCGGCGGGTTCCGGCTCGCCGCTAAACGAATTTTCGGCATATATGCAAAGGAGCTACCAATGCCAGCAGCAACGACGACAATCGCCACTGTTCGCAATGATTTGAGCGATGCGGTTATGGCGTTCGATTTATTGGCCAATCAGGCTAATTTTATCGGCCACCAGATATTCCGCCCGCTAAATGTCGCGAGCAAGGCCGGGACATACCCGAAGGTATCCCTGGACCAATTATTGCAAGACGGCGATGTTACCCGCTCGCAATATTCCGGGTTTAATCGCGGCAATTGGACTTTCACCCCGACGACCTATGCGGTCAAAAATTACGGGTGGGAAGAAATGATCGACGACGACGAAGCCCAAATGTATGCAGACTTTTTCGACGCCGAGGTAATGGCGGCCCAGCGGGCCCAGCATATGGTGATGCTCAAAGCCGAAATGAGAATTGCGGCGGCGGTATTTAATACCTCGACATATACCGCGACGAGTATCACGAACGAATGGGATGATTTTACAAACGCGGTCCCGGTCGACGATGTTATCGCCGCCCAAAAACGGGTGTTTGCGGCAAGTGGCCTATGGCCGAATTCACTGATTATCAACCGATCGGTATTTTTGAACCTTCGCGGTTGCGATCAAATTCGCGACCGGGTGGCATCCAGCGGGGCCGGCGACTCGACGCTAGTCCGGAAGATTACCGCCCAGCAAGTGGCCGAGGCATTGGATTTAGATCATGTGCTAGTGGCCGGCGGGGCTAAGAATTCCGCCAATGAAGGGCAGACTGCTTCGCCCGGCCATATCTGGTCGGACGAATATGCGATGGTGTGCAAGACGGCCGAGACAAACGACCCGCGAGAGCCCTGCATTGGGCGGACCTTCCATTGGGCCGGTAATGGCTCATCGGAAACGGGGCGAATTGAAACATACCGGGACGAGCCCGTTATGGCCGATATTACCCGGGCCCGGCACGATGTCTCGGAGGTCAACATATTCACCGAAACCGCCGAATTGCTGGACAACGTCACAACCTAAACCCAGGGGGTCGAGGCGGTGACCGATTTCGACGATAGATTCGCCGAAAGTGGCTTTGATTCGCTCCTAGTCGACCACGGCGAACGTGTGGAATACCACCCGCAGGCGGGCGGCTCGCGGTTTATTTCCGCAATTGTGGAACGCGACCCGCCCGCGGTATTTTCCGCGGGCGGGGAATTGGTCCACGCGAAATTCTCGGTTTCTGTTTTGGACGACAAAACGCTAGGGATTTCTAGCTATGAATTGAATACCGGCGGCGACGAAATCGCCTTGGCAATACGCAAGGGCAAGCTACGAACCCGCCGGGTAATCATTCAAATGAACGACGACGCCGGCGGCGTCCTGACATTGGCGGTGGAATAAATGGCCGATCTTGTCATAAACGTAGAAGTAAGCGGTCTAAAAGAGGCTAGCGACACCCTGTCTAAAATACAAGGCGGACTACTCGCGGCGAGACGCCGGGCGTCTACCCGCGCCGCCAAACATGGCAAGACGGTATTGTCGTCTCGAATTCGCCAAGAAGTCGCAATTGCAAAAAAGGACGTCGACCCAACCATCAAGACTATTCGGGTGGGCGCTGCAGACGCCGCGGTCGTAGTTAAAAAGACGGCTCGAATTTCACTGAAGGCATACGACGCCAAAATGCTGAAGGGCGGAAACCTGACGTATCGAATTATGACCGCCGGAAAGCGGCAATCTATCCGCGGCCCGTTTATCATCGCCGCCTATGGCGGGCACGTCTACCGACGCCGCGGCCGGGAACGCGGCCCGCTAGTGAAACTTTACGGGGTATCGCCTTGGGGTGTGGCCTTCGGGAAAAAGGGCGTCCAGCGCGATGTCAAAACGGCAATGGCCAAAATGTATAGGAAGCGAATTATCCACGAAGTCGACCGCCTCATTAGAAAAAGCGGGGGTGGGTGATGGCTGCCCCCGTTTCCGAAACAATCGCCGCCCTGGTAAAGACCCGGCTCGCCGCGGTCACAACAACCAACGGCTATGAGGTGACTGTCGACGGGGTAACTCGCCCGGTCAAATTAGACGAATCCAAAACGGCCAAGCACCTGCACGTCATAGTTACCCAAGGGGACGCCGTTCGATTTCCCGCGTTGGATTGCCCCGGCAACCCGCCGGCGATCGCTTGGTCAATTCCGTTTATAGTCGCCGGAATTACCCGCCCTAGCGAGGAGCACACCGACCCGATTGATAAATGGAGAAATGTATTCTGGGCCGATATGGTCAAGGGCCTAACCAATGCGACGGCCTGGCACAATTGGAACCAAAACGCGATCGATACATTATTTGGGGACGTTGTCCCATTCGAGGAAGACGGAACGGCCGGCGTTCAATTCCCGGTGATTGTGACCTACCGGCACGACGAAAACGATCCATATACAGCGAGGTGAGCGATGCCACTATTAACCAGAAAACGCGTATTAGCGGCGAAGATAGAAACGACCGCCGGCACGGCGATCGCCGTCATAGCCGCCGACGCGGCGTTTAATATCTACGACGCGATATTACAACCGACGATCGAAACCGTGCCGAGACCCAAGCAAGGGCAATTTTCTCATGCGCCGGCTTCGCTCGGCCCGCAATCGGGAACCTGCACGTTCAAGGTATTTTTGGACGGCGACGGGGCGGCGGGTGCGCCAGCTTGGGCAGATACGTTTTTACCGGCTTGTGGATATAAGGCAACGCTGGACAATTTCGCGCCGCTAACCGAAGTCCACGGTTCGAATGTCAAGACGCTGACTATCGCCGTCTACGAAGACGGCAAACGAAAATCAATACGCGGGGCATCCGGTACGTTTGTAATCAATATTGAAAATGGAAAGCCAATCTGGTTTGATTTTACATTCACCGGTATTTGGGTGCCTCCTACCGACGCTGCGATTCTCGCGCCGACATACCCGACGCGGGCGCCCATCCGGGCCGTCTCGGCGACGTTCACAATTGGTTCGTGGACGCCCTGTTTCGATACGATGACAATCGACGCCGGCAACAATGTAATTTTACGGCCCTGCATTGACGACGCGCAAGGATACAAAACGGCGATTATTACCGACCGCCTGGTCACCGGTTCATTCAATGCCGAATCAAACCTAGTCGCGACCGAGGACGTATATGGTAGTTGGATTGCACTAACAGAGCACGCCTTTTCCCTGGCGGTAGGCGACGGAACCGATACCGTAACGTTGGCCGCCCCCAAGTTGCAGCGGACGAATGTCCAAGAGGGGGACCGGGATACATTGCAGATTGATACGGTCGATTTTCAATGTAACGCCTCGGCCGCCGCCGGAAATGACGAATTTACAATAGATTTCAGCTAATGCCACACGACCCCGAAGAAATTATCGACCTGGTTTTAATTGTCGACGCGGACAAGATACCGCCACCGACCTTCCACTACACCGTCCTGACATGCCGGCAATACCGGGTGGTTGCCACCGCCGCCGAATCGCTGGACAAGTCCAATAACGCCGGCGATACCTTGGACGCGGTATTTTTGGTAATCAAAACGGGCCTAATGGGCTGGTCGGACATGGGCCAGGAATTCGACCCGGCTGTATTGGAGGATATGTTATCGAGCGAGGAAGCGATGGAATTGATGCTGTTACGACTGCAAACCGGCCGGCCGTCGACCGAGGTTAAAAAAAAATCCGTCTTACAGCCATTATCCGAGGGGGGTTAATGTGTAAGTCGTGCGGCCCGGGCCAATGCCGGGACGCGCCGACCGAAAGCCTGCCGTTGAAAATAGAATGCCCGGTTTGTGACGGGCTATCGTGTGACGAATGCGGCGACGGATATTTCGAATTGACGCAATGTCCGAAGATGGAATTGAACCGGGAAATTATGGACCTTATCGAGGATTCCGAACTAGCAAAAAAAGGGCTGATGCCGGTTCGCGGCGGAACGCTGGACCAATCGTCCTGGTTTCTAAAATCGGCCCAGGTCTTATGGGCCGAAGAAACCCGGATTGAAAACGAGAAGATGGGTTATTAACAATGTCGTCCCAAGTCGTCAGCTTTCTGATTACCGCCCGCGACAACGCCTCGGCCGCGTTGGGCAAAGTGCAGAAGGGATTTAAGAAAACCGGCACCGCCGCGACCGGCTTCGGCAAAAGTGCGCTAATCGGCGCCGCCGGCCTGGTCGGAATGACGCTAGGCGTCCGGAACCTACTAAAAGAAACAACCGAATTTGGCGCCGTTCAATCGCGGCTAAAATCGGCGCTGGATTTGTCCGGCGCCTCGGTCGCTCAGCAATTGCCAGCAATGAATACCTGGGCGGCTCGCCTCCAGGACATGACCAACGTCTCCGACGAGCAATCGAACGCCCTAGTCACGCTGGCAATCAATCAAGGTAATTCAATTGAGAAATCGAAGGAGCTGGTTTTAACTTCCATCGGACTAGGGAAGGCGTTGAATATCGACGTGCTGACGGCAATGAAGCACGTCACCCGCGGCTCGGCGGGCGTGTGGGGCGAATTGGGCGAATTGGTTCCACGGATTAGAAACGCGACCACGCAATCCGAGAAAATGGCAATCGCGATGGAATTGGCTGATAAGGGTATGGCAACGGCGAAAGAAGGGACTAAGACATTCGGCGGCCAGATCGAAAAGCTCAAAAATAATTGGTCTGATTTACAGCAACAGATAGGCACGGTTCTAGTTAATCCATTTTTACCGTTGTTAGAATCGTTGAACGAACTATTGGCGAGGGCCAATCTGCGGGAATTAGGAAATATTGAGCATTTCCGGCGGTTCGCGGTTTTGAGCGATGAGGAGGAGAAGGCGCTGGACCGCCGGCGGGATGAATTGCTGGTTGCTATCCAACACGCCCAAGATACGCCCGACCCGCGGAACCGGCCCCTATCCGAATTGGCCGCCGAGAAAGCAAAAGAAGAAGCGGGTAAGGCG